GATTGTTTGGGGGCTTAGTTCGATTGGTTCTGTGAACGGGATTTCGTATTCTCTTAGGTCCAATTCTTTTATCAAAAATTCGTAGCCGTCGTCACTAAGTCGGAAATTGTTTTGTTTTCCAGCACGGGTGCTTTGCCACCATTTACGACCAAAGAGTTTAACATTGGTTTCGTCTGTACTTTTCCCCCACTGTTGTAAAAAAATTTTGGTAAGTACATCTCTTGTTATCATTTTACAACAGTACCCTGAGTTAATTTAACAACTTGGAAATCGTCTACTCCAAATGTTTGATTCAATTTCTTGGCAAGATTGTGTGCATGGCCAGGATTTGAAAAACTAACTTTCTTATATTTAGGACCAGGGTAGCTAGTAAGGCTATTGAAGCTTTTAAGATTAAAAGGTTCGTTCTTATAGAATACAGCCCAAATGGCTTCAGACTCTAAAATCTGTTCCGATTTATAAGTTTTTTTGTTAGTGTATTCTAATAACACTTTTGGTTTGGGTCGACTCATAATATACGCATCCGAATAACTACGTATATTTATCCTTAATTGTCTTTAAATCCACCACCATCCATACTAACATCTACTACTTCGTTATCTGCTCTATTTCTGAGTTCATTAAACAAACTTTCGTAATCTTGTAATAACTTGTCCTGTATCTCGGATAACGCTAAACTCAATAGTCGAGCTTGTTGAATAGTCAGTTTGATTTCTTTAGATTGCGTAAGTTCTGCGGCACGTAGAATTTGTATGAATTGTGTCACCGGTGTTAAATTAATCTGATTTGACATTTGATAGTACCTGTTTCATTTCAAATTCTGTTTTAAACGGCCCGCGATATTCGTTGCGTTCGAGTGTAATAGACTTTGGACAAAAACTCTTAACCCACCCTTTATTAAACTTAATTACATAATAGCCTGCACAATACAAACTTTTACTAGCATTGCTCTTTGTAAAAAGAGGTAATTTTTTACGAACATTATACATACTATTAAAAGGTTTAACACTAGTTGGATACCCGTGGCATTCGTTAACATCCGACTGAGTAACTTTTACTTTACTATTGTTTAAAAAGAAGTTCTCACCGAATTGTTTCGTAAGATCTTGTTTTTTAGTAAACATTAAATCTCCGTTGCTACTGCTTAGAAGGAATCGGTTATTTTCTTTTTTGTGTAGAGTAGCAATTTTAGTACCGTCTTGTTCTACAATCCAAAATTTACCATCTACGATTGGTTTAGCGTGTATCTCTGTCATAATTGTTTCCTCACAATTTTTTTGTTTTATTTGGACAAGTTTCTTTGAATGTACATTTTAAAAAGGACATTTTTCTTTTACATCTCTTGGTTTTTTATACATTAATGCATTTTTTTCTTTTTCCATTAAATTGTTAAAATCTTTTAAATCCATATGGTGATAATGTAATTTTATTTTTTTATCACTAATTGGAATCATATGTACTAATGGATCTCCGGCGCTAAATTTTACAATAGTACCTTTTCTTTGAAAAGCATTAATGTGTGTCCCGCTTTGATATTTAAAATCAACAACACCGGGCATTATATAAAAATTTTCTAATTCAGACGATTTATTCCATGCGCAACTATTCCATGTAAATTTTACGCCAGTTTTTTCTTTAAACCACCATTTACTTACAAGTTTTATATGTCCACAGTTTGGGTATATTTCGTCTCCGAATTGGTTACGACTGTGCTGATCAAATAATCCGTTAACTTCTGAGGACGTATGATTAGCATAATTGTGCCTACCGTCTTCCATCATTTCCAATTGGAAATCTGCCCAAGAAGGCAAAATAAATCCTTGTGAATATAGCTCGGTAAAACCTACACATTTTTTTAATGTATGATGCTGTACAGTTAATTTACTTTTAGGATTATGATTTGCTTTTAAAGTAATATCGGCCGGTAATCGTTTCCATTCATCCGGTACAAACTTATTTGCTTTGTCTGGACGGAAGTTATTAAACACAATTTCGTCAGGTGTAAAACAATCTATATCTATGGTGGGTGATTTAAAAAAGAAAAACATTAATCGATTTCCCCGCCTTCACTGTCTGGTAAGGCAAACGGCCATTTAGGCATATTTTTAATTTCTTTGGCTATTTGTTCTCTAGTTTTGAGTTTAACATTTTCTTCAATAACTGTGCCGTCATCATCGCAAAGACTTACTTGAAAAGGAGCATCAATTATTAGATAATCGTCTTCAACTTGCCAATCGTGCTCACCGTCAAACAACCAACCTGCACCGCCTTCGTGATATGCTGTTTCAAATTCTTCTTTTTGCTCGTCTGTAAAATCATCACTAAATTCAAACCAACAAGCATGTTGGTCATCTAGTTCTGCGCCCCACCCTACGTCTGTACGAGCGTGTGCTTGGATATCACCTTCCCATGGAAGATTACAATCCATATCTTCTTCTACAAACCCTTGACCCCAACGATAGTGATCATCGATATTAACCCAACTTATAGTCCCGTCAAGATTATCTCGCCACATTTCAATGTGCCAGCAAATGCTCTTTTTATGTAAGGGTTTGATTAGGTATACTTTAGACATTATTCTTCTACAAAGTTAATTACATTGCCATCTTCATCTGCACATATAATACGTACAGTTTCACCGGCCTCATTTTTAATTTCAATTGGTCCCCAAATCCACCATTCAGTTTCATCGTTGTACCAACCATCGTCACGATCTTCTAATTCATAGACGCTGTTTTCGTCGATAAATTCTTGAACTTCCTCTTCTTCCTCTTCGGTAAGGTCTTCAAATTCAAGATCGTACCAGCAACCACCGTCAAACATTTCAACAAGCTCTACGCTTTCGATGTTATTGATTTCGCAATCTAGCATATTGATGCTGTCTTTCTTACCATCGCCTCCGGGAACTTCTGTAAATTCAAATTCTGGAGGATTGTCGTCTGTAGTTTCTACAGTCCACTCACCATAACGGAAACCGTTAGTGACTGTAAGACGACCTTCGCCTTCACGTCGAACCCAATGCTCAACTTCTTGGCAAGATTTTTTGTAATGTGTACTAACGGTCCATGTTGCCATGTTTATCTCCTTAAACGTCTCGATCCATTTCGCATGCTTCTGCTACCAATACAATAACTTCGTCTAGTGTGTTGCACAAGATCTTGGCATTAACATAATCGCCCTTCTTGTTACGCCCACCTGCTTCTACCATAAAGCCGTTGTCGTACATATTGATTGTAAATGACTCATTTACTTTAGTCAGCTTGTCACCGAATGTTTTTACTAGTTTTGTTGCCATTTTAAATCTCCTTATATTTGGCCTGGAACGGTTCAGCATACGTTTGTATGTTGTCTGCAATTTTCTTCATGTCCCATGTGTTGCAGAATTTAAGCATACGAATACCTACTTGATCCACACTCTTAGGTACTGCATTTGCGTGGATCGTTTCTTTAATCTTTACTTTAACATCTTCAGGTTGTGCTGTAAGATCGCATAACTGTACATTACGCTGATAGTCTTCTAATACTCTGTGTTCTTCGCCGTTGTGGTCAACCCATCTCTGAAGCATGAGATTGTTCCAATTATATCCGCGAGTCTTACGATCGGCAAATGCCTCTTGGAGACCAACTTTATTCTTTGACCCTTTTGTTCGTACACCTGGATAAGCCGAAAAGACATTATCACTTGTGTCGCCCCGCATACATTTTTCGAACAGCATCCACTCTGGATCTTGTGCAGGCTTAGGCTCGCCTGTCTTTTTGTCTTTAACAGGTTTACCTTTGGCATCAAAGATTCCTTCATGTGTAATATGCAAATCGCCTACACCATTATATTGACTAACGGTAGGACTTACTAACTGTGCAAAGTCTCCGTCTGTTGAAATAATTACGTGTTTAGCTTCTGGATGTGCTTGGATCCAGCCGGCGATCAAATCGTCTGCTTCTAGATTTTCATGACGCATCACAGTACAGTTAGTCTTTTCTGTAATGAAGTTTTTGAACTCGTCAAAGGCTTCCCAGAACAGTTTGTCTTCTTCTTGTTCTCGCTGTGTCATAGCCGCACGAGTTTCTTGCCTATTGGCTTTGTATGGCTTGTAATAGTCCTTACGCCACGAGCGACCTTCGAGGCAGAACACCACATGACTACCGCCGAAGTCTTGCCATGCTTTCTTGATACTATTAAAGGTAATATGAAAGGCCATGCCAAGTTTAATATCGGCAGAGCCTTGAACTACGTGTCTAGCACGAAAAAATGTGTTTGCAGTATCAACAATAATATATGTCATTCTACTACGGCTTTACCGCCGCCTAATTTACTTACATTAACAAAACCAGCGCCAATCCGTCCAGGTTCTGAAACTCCAGCTTCGGCTAGCATATTGCCTGC